GACCCACAGACTATTCGTATTGAACCACTGGCGACATTTGCTCAAGTAGGAATTACTTCTTTTGGTAGAGGGTTTTCAATCACTCCCAAACTAGTCGTTGTTGATGGTCAAACTAATCTGCCCGTCGATGATGTAGATCTTAGAATGACCCTTGGAAGTTCTGAAGTTGAAATTCTTAAGAACACCAACGGACTTTCCAATGTAACTCCCACGATCATTCCAACTGGAACTGATTCTGGCGTAGGTATTAGCACAATTGAATATTTCCCTGCAACCAAAGATGCGCTGGTTACTCTTTCTGTGGGGTTTAGCACAGCAAATAGTTTCCCCTTTACTATCGGTGATAAAGTCCTTATAGAGAATGTGAGTGTTGGAGTTGGTTCTACAGGTACAAACTTTAATTCTGCTGGATACGATTACAAGTTATTTGAGTTAACTGAAGTCACTCCTAATCTTGGTGGAATTGGATCTGTCAGATTCAACATGAACAACCTGTTTAAGGAGAATCAAATTCCAGGTCAGTTTGACGGTGTAAACTCTGCAGGAAGAATCACTGCACAAAAACACTTCCCTATCTTTGAATCTTTCTTAGAACTCAATGATTACATTGTTGGTGAAACTGTCACTTCTGGTTCTAAAACTGGTAAAGTTGAGGATTGGAATCCACTCACTTCCATCGTCAGGATATCCTCTGATGATGATTTTGTAGTTGGAGAAAAAATCACAGGCAAATCATCTAAAGTTGTTGGTGTTGCCTCCTCTGTCACTTCTTTTGAATCCTATCTAAACTACGCTGCAACTTCTAAAGTTGTTAGAGGGCGGCAAGATGATTCTGGAGAACTTAATTACAGTCTTCAAAGAGTTCAGGATAACTTCTATTATCAGAGATTCTCATACTCTCTGAAATCAGAAATTCCATATGATACCTGGAATGACGTTGTTTCTGCAACTAATCATACTTTAGGATATAAAAAATTCTCTGATTATCAGTTAGAATCAACTAACTCTAATTTAATGAGGGTTGGTCTATCTACTGAACTTGGAACTGTTGACACTGTAAATGACCTTACCGGATTCGGTGATCTTAATTGTGTTGCGGATTTCGACCTTGTTACAGAAAATAATATTAACTCGGGAACGATTTCCGATGAGATGATATTTGCTAATAGAATTTTATCTGATTACTTTGAATCGATTGGCAATAGAGTTCTTTCCATTGATGACATTAGTGGTGAGTTTAATAGTGAACCCAGATCAACTCCTTTCAGTATTGTCAATACGTTTGATTTATCTTTTAGATCTCATAAGTATATCACTTATGTGAGAGATAAAAGATTTCGTGCTCAAAGACAAATTCTATTAGTAGATTTACTTCATAATGGAAGCACTGCATATATGAATCAATATGGTAGAGTAGAAACTACTTATGATCAGGGATCTTTTGATTTCTCGATTAGTGGCACTGAAGGACAATTAACATTCTTTCCAACTAAGTTCTCTGTAAACGATTACGAAATTACTACTGTTGATTACAATTTAAAATCAACTCTTTCTGGAGTTGGGTCAACTAATTTGGGTGGAATAGTTGAAGTTTCCACTGCTAGCACAACTGTCAATAGTGGAGTCACAACTACAATCGTTTCTATTGCAAATACATATACTTCTGCAAAAGTTTTAGTTAATATTGACGCAGATATTAATGATAATAAGTACGAGTTTGTTGAGCTGAATATAGTTCATGACGGAACTAATGTAGAACTTCTTGAATATGGAAGATTAACCACTGGTGGATTTGCAGAATCTTCCGAACTAACCGGATTAGGAACATATCACCCTTACATCGATGATTCTAATTTAAAGGTTGATTTTATTCCTGCTGTGGGAATTGCAACTACCGGTGCTGTTAATACGATGACGGTTGGATTAGCGACAGCAACTTCTACTGGAATCTCTACCATATCAATGCAGAGAGTCACATTAGAAGCACAGACTACTTCTATTAGTGCATCTGGTTCTCCTGGAATTAATACAGTGTCATCTTTTGGTGGTGATTCTGATGTCGGATATTATCTCGTTCAGGTAACAGACACCACAAATCATAGAGTTCAACTATCCGAGGTTATAATCGCTGATAGTTTTGTTGATACATCTAATCCATCTGAAACTTTCTTTACCGAATTTGCTAATCTTGAAACTCATGCGGGACTTGGAACATTTGGTTCTGTTCTTGCTGCAGATGGAACTAACTCTCTGGTGTTCACTCCAGAGGCAAGTATCGATACTGTAGTTACAGTATTCTCTAATACTTTATGTTTAGTTGTTCCCGATCCAAGTTCTCCTACGGAAATTGACTTTACTAATGGATTGATACAGACTCAACCTGGAACTTACAGAGGAACCGAGTCTGATATTATGAGGACGTTTGGATTGACTCATAATAATGATGAAGTCTTTGAAAGATATTTCACTGGTAATGACAGCACTGTTGTCAACCTAACTGAAAATACTATTACTATTCCAAATCATTTCTATGTAAGTGGAGAGAAAATTGAATATCATCACGTAGGAACAGCTGCTTCTGCAGTTGGAGTTGCTACTACATCATTCACCGGTGTAGGAAATACAACGTTCTTGCCAGAAGAAAATATCTTTGCAATCAAGGTTGATGACAATACGATTAAACTTGCTACCAGTGCTGCTAACGCTTTATTAGAAGTCCCTATTGCAGTTGAACTCGAAAGTGTAGGTATCGGAACTTCCCACAGATTTGTTGCAACTAACCAGAATGCTAAGGTTATGGTTGCAATTGATAACGTTATTCAGTCTCCTCTCGTCGCTACGTCAGTAACAACTGGTATTTCTACAAATGTCACTGTATTTGATGAGACAATTAAATTTAGTGGAATCACATCTTTCTTTGGATCTGATCTTATTCAGATTGGTGATGAAATAATGAAAATTGAAGGTGTTGGTATCGGATCAACCAATACTATTAGAGTGCGTAGAGAATGGTTGGGAACTAAAGCTGGTGCTGCTGATACGGGTGCTTTAGTTACTAAAATGACTGGAAACTACAATATTGTTGATAATGCACTTAATTTTGTCGAGGCACCTTTCGGAAATACTCCTATTGGTTCTACAACTAACCCTCCAGACGAGAGAGATTGGACTGGTATTACCACAAGTTCTACTTTCCAAGGAAGATCGTTCGTCAGATCTGGAATTGCTAATGAATCGGATGATTCTTATCACAAAAATTATATCTTTGATAATATTAATGATAAATTCAATGGAACTACTAATCAGTTTACGTTAGAGCAATCTGGTTCTAACGTAGATGGAATTACTAATGAAAATGCAATAATATTGATTAATGATATCTTCCAAGTTCCATCTTCCACTAAAGATTACATCTTGACTGAATCTTCGGGTATTACCTCCATTACATTTAATGGAACATCACCACAAACTCCACTTGGACCTGATGTTGGCATCTCTAGTTTCCCCAAAGGTGGTATAATCGTATCTGTTGGTTCAACTGAAGGATTTGGATATCAACCTTTAGTGTCTGCTGGAGGAACTGCTATCGTATCTGCTGCAGGAACCATTGAATCCATCAGTATTGGTAATAGTGGATCTGGATACAGATCTGGTATTCAAACAACTGTCAATGTGGGTGTTGGAACCTCTAGCACTGGATCTGGAAATATCGAATTTATTGGAACCGCAGCCATAAGTGGTGGTCATATTGTAAGTGTTGCAATTACAAATCCAGGAACAGGTTACACCCATACTAATCAACCATTTGTCATATTTGATGATCCAGTATCGTATTCAAATATGCGCTTGTTCTACAGTTCTTCCTCTGCTGCTGGAGTTGGAACTGAGGCAACTGTCGATATTGTAGTTGGTAATGGTTCTAGTGTAATTGATTTTGAAATTAAAAATACTGGTTATGGTTATAGGGAGGATGCAGTTCTCACCGTCGCTATTGGCGGAACAACAGGCATTCCTACCTCATCTTCTTATTCTGGAAATGAATTTCAAATTACTGTTGATGAAATCGCAGATGATAAATTTGCTGGATGGTCTGTAGGAACTTTAGAGATCCTTGACAATATTGAAGAGTTAATTGATGGTGCAAGAAAAGACTTCCCACTAAAATTAAATGGAGCAATCACTTCGATTGTTTCTTCTCCTGGTTCTAAGATCAATGTTCAGGATGTACTAATTATCTTTGTCAATGATGTTTTACAAGAACCAGGTGTCGGATATGAGTTTAGCGGTGGTAGCACTCTTACCTTTACTGAAGCATTAAAGATTGGTGATAAAGTTACTATCATATTCTATAAAGGAAATGGTGATAGTGATGTCATCTTTAGAGATGTCATTGAAACTGTCAAGAAAGGTGACACGCTGCAACTCAAGCATATGGCGGGACTTCAGGCACAAAGTCTTGACGAAGACGAAAGAAGTGTTCTAAACGTTCTTTCAACTGGTAATGTTGCAACCAATCCTTACGCTGGACCTGGAAATACTAATGATGTAACTCTGACAAGACCAGTTACCTGGTGTAGACAAACTGAGGATAAGATTATTGAGGGTATTCCTACAGGCAAGGATAGAGAACTGTACGAACCAGTTATTAACCCAACCTCATACATTATCAAGAATGTTGGTGTTGGTTCTACTGCTGTGTATGTTGACACATTGAGACCACTGTTCAACCCACAAAACGAAGCAGCTACGCTGTCGTTCCAGAATAAGATTAAGTTTATTCCTCAAGAACCCAAAGTTGGTGCATCTGCAACTGCAGTGGTTTCTGGATTTGGAACTATTTCTTCCGTTGTTATCTCTGATGGTGGTGTTGGATACAGCACTGCTACAGTAAGTTTTGGTTATACATCTGATTCTAGAGCATTTGGTACAGTCACTATTAGTGCTGGTGGAACTGTAACTGGTGTTGCAATTACCTCTCCTGGTGTCGGTTATACATATACAAGTGTACCAACTGTACTTATTTCTCCTCCAGGTCATACCGAAGAAGAATGTGATGTTGATAGTTATGCTGGTGATAATGGTATCATTGTTGGATTCGGTACTACTGCTGGTCCCCAAATGATTTTTGATATTCACATTCCATATGACTCCTTCCTTAGAAATACTGTTGTTGCTGGAACTGCAGTAACAATTACTTCTATTCAGGCAAATGATTACTTTATAATTAATAAGTCCAATGTTGGTATGGGAAATACATTTGATGGAATATATGAAGTCTCCAGTGTAGAGACATTAACTAGAGATGTTGTCGGTATTTCGACAACTGTTAAAAGATTGTTTGTTGACGCCACAAGTGTTCCTTCTGGATACTCCTCTGGGATTACGACCTCTGATGATGGGTTTGGTTTATTTGGTTGGGGAAGAATTGATGTTAAGGCGAGAAATGTCTCCACTTCTTATACGGCATACACATCTGGTATAACTACTTCGACAAGAGTTGTTAGATCTAACTTCTTAAAGTCTAAAAATTATACCGCAAACTCCTAATAAATAAAGAAAAACCTGCGTCAAATGGCTGCCATTATAACGGATCAGATTAGAATATTAAACGCAAAGAATTTTATTGCTGGAATTGATAATTCCAGTAATTCTTACTATTCTTTTGTTGGTTTACCCAATCCTACGGATTACCAGAGTGATTGGGATACTGATCCTCCTGCACCAAAAGATAATTTTGATCAAGAGAATGACTATTGGGATACAATGGTCGCTTTAAAGAAGATTAATACTGCTGATGCGAATCAAGTAGTTCCCAAGAGAACATGGAGTTCTGGAACTGCTTATGATATGTATCGTCATGATTACAGTAGAACAAATACAGCAAAAGTTTCAGGTTCTACATCACTTTATCTTGCAAATTACTTTGTAATGAATAGTGATTTTAGAGTTTATATTTGCTTACATAATGGAACTGACCCTGATAATCCAACAGGGAAAGCATCTTTAGATGAACCTACTTTTACTGATTTAGAACCAAGAAGCGCAGGCACTAGTGGTGATGGATATATTTGGAAATATCTTTATACAATTAAACCAAGTGAAGTCGTAAAATTTGAATCCACCCAGTTCATGCCAGTTCCAAAAGACTGGACAACTGCCACGGATAATGCAGCAGTTAGAGATAATGCTGTCGATGGTAGTATCAAGATTGTAACCATCACGAATCGTGGTGTTGGTTTGGGAACTGCAAATGCAATTTACACAGGAGTTCCAATTAGAGGAGATGGAACTGGAGCAGAATGCACTATCGTTATCAATGGAAATCAGGAAGTAGGACAAGTAATTGTTTCTAGTCAAGGCTCTGATTATACCTATGGTAATGTTGATTTAGTTGCAGGCGGAGTTCCTACAGGAACTACAAGACCCACTTTTGATGTAATTATTCCTACTCAAGGAGGACATGGTGCAGACATCTATAGAGAATTGGGAGCATATAACGTGCTTCTGTATTCTAGAATTGAAAACGATAATGAAAATCCAGATTTTATTACTGGAAACCAGATTGCAAGAATCGGTGTTGTAGAGAATCCTGAGCAGTTCGGATCATCTACAATTTTGTCCTCTGACAAAGCGTCTGCAGTAAGCGCCCTCAAATTAGTTGGTATTGGATATAGCACTGCTACATTCACGGCAGATTCTTATTTTACTCAGACAGTTTCTACTGGTTCTACTGCAGTTGGAAGAGTTGTAAGTTATGACCAAACAACAGGGGTGCTTAAGTTCTGGCAAGATAGAAGTCTTGCTGGATTCAACACTGTAGGGACAGCACAAACTCAACCGACTTATGGATTTGATCTGACAGAATTTACCTCTTCACCTGGGTCAGGTGGAAGTTTAACAATTACCCCTTCTACAGGATCTAATTTAGGTATCGATACTAACTTCTCCGGTATCTCAACCGTAATAAATAATCGTACATACTATCTTGGTCAGAGTTTCACGAGTGGTATTGCCAATCCTGAGGTGAAAAAACACTCTGGAAATATTATCTACGTTGATAATAGACCATCTATCACCAGATCGTCGAACCAAAAGGAAGACATAAAAGTTATTTTGCAGTTCTAAAGAATTATGCCACAGCAGACGAATCTTAACGTAGCGCCTTACTTTGACGACTTTGATCCCGCTAACGACTATCATAAGGTATTATTCAAACCTGGTTATCCTGTTCAGGCAAGGGAATTAACATCCCTTCAGTCTATACTTCAAAATCAGATTGAAAAGTTTGGTCAGCACTTTTTTAGAGAGGGCGCAAAAGTTATTCCTGGAAATACTTCTTACACTAGACTTTATTATGCAATTCAGTTGGATAATAACTTTCAGGGGGTCCCTGTAGCTGCTTATGTTGATCAATTAATCGGAACAACGATTACGGGTGAGAGATCTGGTGTAACTGCTGTTGTCGATAGTGTCGTTTTGCCAGAAGATTCTGAAAATGGCAATATAACTCTTTATATCAACTATCTTGGATCAAGCACAACAAATAATCAAACACAAACATTCTTCGATGCTGAGACTTTAACCTGCAACGAAGTAATTATTTCTGGATTACTAGGCAATACAAACATTCCAGTTGGTTCTGCTTTTGCTAGTACGATTGCAACCAATGCTGCTGCAACTGGATCAGCGTTTTCTGTGGATAATGGCGTTTACTTCATTAGAGGCAATTTTATAAACGTAAGTAGAGAAACTTTAATTCTTGATCAATATAGCAATACTCCTAGTTACAGAATTGGTTTCTTTGTTGACGAAGAGGTTGTTACAGCAGATTTAGATGAAACGTTAAACGATAATTCTCAAGGATTTAGCAACTACGCTGCCCCTGGTGCTGATAGACTTCAGATCAGTATAAGTTTATTTAAAAAACCTTTAGATGATTTTGCTGATGATAATTTCATTTTACTTGCAACCGTAATTAACGGTGTTATTCAAACTGATTCTCTTTCCACTGGACGTGGAAGATATCATAGCAAAGACTTTACAGATACTCTTGCAAGAAGAACTTTTGACGAATCTGGACATTATTATGTAAGACCATTTGACGTTGCTTTAGTTGATTCGTTAAACAATCAGACTGGCAATAACGGCGTTTTTAACGAAGGACAATTTACTCCTGGGGGACAAACTCCTACCGATAATCTTGCTTTACTCAGAGTTTCTCCTGGAAAGGCATACGTCAAGGGATATGAATGTGAAACTTTAAACACGACTTATGTTGATGTAGATAAACCAAGAACTACAAAAACAATTGAAAATCAAGTTTTCAATTACAACACTGGACCTACTTTAAAGATTAATAGTGTCTACAGAGCACCTACAGTTGGAGTTGGCAATACTTTTGTTGTAAGTTTACGAGATCAAAGAGTTGGTGTCAATTCTGAGACTGCTCCTGGAAAAGAAATTGGTCTTGCAAGAGTTTATGACTTTAGATTGGAGTCAGGGACTTATAGCGCCTCAAACGCAAATACAAACCAGTGGGATATTGCCCTTTATGATGTACAGACCACTACTGAGATTGCTTTAAACCAGTCGCATACTTTAACTGTTCCCACTTTCGTTAAGGGTAATTCTAGTGGTGCAACAGGGTTTATAAGACATCCAGTGAGCGCAGGAACCGCTGTTACTGTATATAATAGTAAAGGAACTTTCGTAGTAAATGAAAAACTTTCCTTTAATGGACTTGAAAATGGAAGAATTGCCATTGCAATAACAGAAAATAAAATTTCTAATGTAAAATCTGTTTTTGCATCATCAAATACTTTAGATTTAGCAGACGGTATTACTGGTGTTAATACTTTTAGTGCTAACGTTCTGCAATCTAGTAAATTTACTGTTGGTATCGCCACCATCAGTCCTAAATCTAGTGGAGTAAGCACAATCACCACTGGCAATAATCTATTTCCTGGAACTGTTGTCAGAGAAAACGATTTAATTAGATATACCGATACAACAGCAGGACTTACAGAAGATCCTATTATTGCTAGAGTTACTGATGTAGGAACTTCCAATGTTACTATTGAAGGTGTTGCCACTGTCTCTGGTATTGCAAGCGGATTTTTACCAGCGTCTACTCTGAGTGTAACTGACTTAGAAGTTCTGACTACTGAACTTGCTCCATCCTCGGATAGTACTTTATTCACACCATTACCAAAACCAAACGTAGCTGCGTTTGATCTCTCTGAGACAACCTTCACCATTAGAAGGACTTTCAGTGTAGATATTGCTAGCAATCAACTTTCTGTTGCTGCAGCTGCAGGTGCTAATGAAACATTCTTACCCTTTGATGATGAAAGATATACTCTTATCAGATCTGACGGTGTTACAGAGGAACTGACTGCCGATAGATTTGAAATCTCCGCAGATGCTAAGTCTCTTCAGATTAGAAATCTTGGAACTGATAATACTGGCGCAACTTTGCACGCTACTTTGAGAAAATTAAATGCAACTTCAAAAGTTAAGATTAAAAATAGAGTAAAGTCTATTATCGTTGATAAATCTAGACTTCAAGGATCTGGTATTGGAACAACTACACTTAATAATGGACTAACCTATGGAAACTATCCATATGGAACTAGAGTTGAAGATGAAGTAATCTCTTTGAACTCTCCTGATATTATCTCCATTCAAGGAATCTTTGAGTCCTCAGATACCTCAACTGCTACTGCTCCTAAGGTATCCTTACTTAATATCATCAGTCCATCTACAACCACCTCAGATATATTGATCGGAGAAAGGATCACAGGTCAAACTAGTGGTGCTGTAGCAATTGTCGCTGAGATTGTAGATTCGTCCACTATATCTTACATCTATAAAAATGAATCCGTATTCATTGAAGGTGAAACTCTTGATTTTGCTGAATCTGATATTACTGCTAGAGTGTCTGTTTTAACAACACCGAGTTTTAACGTATCTTCAAATTACACATTTAGAACAGGGCAAGAGGATACACTCTATACTTATGGAAGTATAAGAAGAAAAAATAAAAATGACGCTCCTACAAAACAGTTAAAGATCTATTTTACATCTGCGTCTTTTAACTCAACTGATAACGGCGATATTGTCACTGTAGAATCTTATAAGAATTTTAATTACTCTACAGAAATCAAGACGGTCAATAATTATAGAAACACTGATATTATTGATTTAAGACCAAGAGTCTCCGAATACACTGTGACTGAGGGTGCTAGATCTCCACTTGAGTTTGCTGGTAGAGCATTTGATGCTGCTGGTCAATCAGTAAATCACATTTTAGCATCTGACGAATCCATAATCGCTGACGTTGACTATTACTTAGGTAGAATTGACAGATTGTTCCTGACTAAGGACGGAAGATTTCAGGTCGTGTATGGAACTCCCTCTGAAAATCCTGTCAGACCTAACCCTGTAGATGATGCAATTGAAGTTTGTACGTATGAACTACCACCATATCTCTTTAATACATCTGATGTAAAATTATCATTTAGTCAACATAAGAGATACCGTATGCAAGACATCAAGAAACTTGAAGATAGAATCAAGAGTCTTGAGTACTATACAACTCTCTCATTGCTAGAAAAAGAAACTGCTAATCTTTTTATTCCTGACACTGAAGGTTTAAATAGATTTAAGTCTGGTTTCTTTGTTGATAACTTCTCTGGATTCCAAACTCAAGAAGATAGTGTTGATATCAAAAATTCAATTGATAGAAAATTTGGTGAACTAAGACCGAGACATTACACTAATTCGGTTGATATGATTCTTGGTCCTGTTGTTGACAGAGACACAACTTTAGATTCTAGTGTTGCACCTATCGAAGGTAATAATGTAAGAAAAGGTGATGACATTGTAACTCTAGATTATGCTGAAGTTGAATATATTACACAAGCGTTTGCAACTAGAACTGAAAGTGTTACTCCTTTCTTGATTAGTTTCTGGAATGGTACTATGGAGTTGACTCCAGCTACCGATAATTGGGTTGATACTACACGTTTAGAAGCGAAGATTATTCAGCAAGAAGGTAATTATACTGAGACCTTCGATACCATGGTTGCAAATGGTGAAGTTGATCCTCAAACTGGGTTTGGTCCTATCCTTTGGGATTCTTGGGAAACCAATTGGGGTGGAATTACAGACGTGGAGGTTACTAGACCTAGAGTTGTTCAAAATGGTCCAGACACTATTCATCGTCAAGGTCCTGGTGGTAGAGCAAGACAAAGAAGAGAAACTAGAACTGTAACTGATCTAGTGGTTGAAGAAACATTTATAAATCGAGTTCAATCTGGTGTTCAGTCTAGAAATGGAACTAGAACTATTATTACTGAAGAGTTTGATACTAATTCCCTTGGTGATAGAACTGTCAGTAGAGATTTGATTGCGACGATGAGATCTAGGAACATTGAATTCGTTGCTAGAAAGATGAAACCACTCACAAGGTTGTATGCATTCTTCGATGGTGTGGATGTCACAAAGTATTGTGTTCCTAAACTTCTTGAAATCTCCATGACTAGCGGAACCTTCCAGGTTGGAGAAACCGTAGAAGGTAGAATGATTAGAACTGGTCTCGCTGAAGAGTCTAATGAGACCTCTCCTAAGATTACTTTTAGAGTTGCTCAAATTAATCATAGAGAAGGTGCTTACAACAGCCCAACTAAAACTTTCCGCGAGAACCCTTATACCAATCGCCCTCTCTCTAATGCATATTCTTCAACTTCAAATATTCTGAACGTTGATACTCTTTCTCTTTCTGAACAAGCACAAGGAGACTTCTTTGGATTTGTTCAAACTGGAATGACTTTTGTTGGAAAGACAAGTGGAGCGCAGGCAACTTTGGATGATGTAAGACTTATCTCTGATCTGTCTTCTACTATCATTGGAAGTTATTTTGTCCCTGACCCCAATAATGTCAACTTCCCCAAATTTGAGACAGGAACCAAGACATTTACACTTGTAAATGATGAAGATAATAATCAAGACCTTGCATCTACAATTGTTGAAGAAAACTTTACATCTTCAGGAACTTTGGAAGTTCTTCAGGAAAACATTCTTTCTATCAGAAATGCAAGAGTGGAACAGAAGAGAGAATTCCAAGAAAGAAATGTCGAGCAAACTCTTGGCACTGAACTTGTTAACAGCAATGTTCTAAGCGAAACTCAAAGAACTCAAACTATTATCACTTGGTATGACCCTCTTGCACAGTCCTTCTTAGTTGAAGATGAGACAGGTTGTTTCCTTACCAGTTGTGATGTGTTCTTCAGAACGGTTGATGATGGAGATAGTCCAGTTGTATTCCAACTGAGATCCATGGAAAATGGTCTTCCAACAACTAAGGTTCTTCCTGGTTCTGAGATTGTTTTAGATCCATCTGACATTACTACATCATCAGACGGGTCCGTAGCCACAAATATTCAATTTAAATCGCCAGTTTACGTTGAAGGCGGTAAAGAATATGCGATTTGTTTAGCATCTAACTCTACTCAATATACAGTTTACATCTCCAGAATTGGTGAAAATGATCTTTTAACAGATACGTTTATTTCTAACCAACCTTACCTTGGTTCTCTTTTTAAATCGCAAAACAATACCACTTGGGAACCAAGTCAGTGGGAAGACCTTAAGTTTACTCTGTATAGAGCAGACTTCGTTGAAAGTGGAAGTATTGAATTCTATAGTCCCGAACTCACGCAGGGTAATGCTCAAATTGCCAAGTTGCTTCCAGATCCTATTTCTATTGCATCTAAGAAGATTAGAGTTGGTCTTGGAACCACCGTTGCTGATGATGGATATGAAATTGGCAATACCTTCTTCCAAGACGGTACAAACGCTACAGGAGATCTCGTAGGCACTGCTGGTTCTGTAACAGGAACTCTGACAGTATCTAATGCTGGTCTTGGTTATACACCTGCAGATGGTTCTCATACGTTCACTGGTGTCAATCTCGTAACGATCACGGGTAGTGGTAGGGGTGCAACTGCAGACATCAGCGTAGCTAACGGCAGTATTGTTGCCTCTGGTGCAACTATCTCTAGTGGTGGTTCTGGTTATGTTGTTGGTGATGTTCTTGGAATCTCTACCATCGGTATTGCTACAATCGGCAGAGATGCCAAACTTACTGTTACTGGAATTGGACATACAAACGAACTAATCCTTGATAATGTTCAGGGCAACTTTGTTGTTGGTGGTGGTAAGTCAATGAACTATTTCAACAGTGTTGGAGTTGCTCAAACTTTAAATAATGATCTTCCAGGTGCTCCAGGGGGAGATGTTGAAATTGCATCCATCATCACAATAAACGATGGTCTGCATATGAATATTAGTCATCAAAACCATGGTATGTATTTCACCAATAATAGTGTAATACTTTCTGAAGTAAAATCAGACATCAAACCAACCACTCTTACTGCGGCATATCCAGCAGATTCCACAAGTGGTATTACTGTTGGTCTTGGGGCGACATTCGCCACTTTTGAGAATGTTGGAGTTGGAACTACTAATGTTGGTTTATTGCTTATTGGTGATGAAATTATTGAATATACCGATGTAACTGGAAATACTATTGGTGGAAATATTGTCAGAGGACCTAATCCTAAAACATATCCAGCAGGAACTCCTGTATTTAAATATGAAATGGGTGGAGTAAGTCTCAATCGTATTAACAGAACACACTCTCTTAGTGATGTAACTGAGTCTGATCCATTTACGTTTGATTCTTATAAAGTTAAACTCGATATGAGTGCAACTACAGGAACCGCTAGAAACACCGATGTTGGATTCCCTCAACTTCATTTAGGTCAAACCAAGTCCACTGGTGGAACTAAGGTTAGAGCGACTCAGAACATGCCATTTGAACTGATGACGCCTAATGTTCATAACATGACCGTTCCTGGAACTAGTATTAACGCAGAAGTTAGAACAACAACATCTAGAAGTTTCAGTGGAATTGAAGTACCATATATCAATGCTGGATTTGAGGATATTGTTATTAACCAGAAGAATTACTTTGACACTCCAAGAATGATTGCATCCAAGATTAATGAAGATGCTAATCTTTCCACAGTTCCAGGATCTAAGTCAATGAACATGAGATTGTTCCTAAACACAGTTGATACGAGAGTAAGTCCTGTAATTGATACTCAGAGAGTAAGTGCTGTTCTTACATCTAACAGAGTAAACGATGTGATTACGAATTATGCGACTGACTCTAGAGTGGACAGTATTGACGAAGATCCTACAGCGTGTCAGTATATTTCTAAGGAAATTGTCCTTGAAAATTCTGCATCTTCTCTCAAGATCATTCTTGCTGCTCACATAAATCTTGAAGCAGACATTAGAGCATTCTACGCAATATCTAATGAACCTGGACTTGAACCTACTTTCTCACCATTCCCAGGTTACACCAACCTTAATACTAAAGGTGAAGTTATTTCTGCACAAAATAATAATGGAGAATCTGATACACGTATCGTTAAATCTAATACTTTGACGCAGGAATCTGCTCTGATTGACTATAGAGAATATACTTTCTCTATTGATGAACTACCCCCATTTAAAACTTATAGAATTAAGTTAAATCTTATATCTAATACTCAGTGCTTTGTTCCCAGAGTCAAAGATTTGAGGGTAATTGCATTAGCTTGATATGGATTTTTATGAATTAGAAGGTAATAAGGATCTTGCAAGAGATCCTAAAACCAATGCAATTGTCAACGTGAATGGTCTTGATTACACTCAGTACCTCTCTACCAAAAATGTTAAATCTGAAAAGAATCAGAAATTACAGACAGTAGAGAAAG